ACAAGTACAAAGAAGATTTGCTTCTCGTTTTTTAAGCGCAACTACTTTACAATTACAATTTGGTGCAGGCACAGCATCTGATACAGATGAAGAAATTATCCCTAATCCAGATAATGTTGGTTTAGGTTTACCATTTGAACAAACAAAGTTAACAACAGCTTACGCTCCTTCAAACTTTATTTTTACAAAAACATACGGTATTGCTCCTTCAAATACTACTTTAACAGTAAGATATTTAACAGGAGGTGGAGTAGTATCTAATGCCTCTTCAGGAATATTAAATAACCTTCAAGGAAATATAACCTTTTTAAATTCAAATTTAAATACTGTGACTGCTCAAACAGTGTTCAATTCATTAGCAGTTACAAACCCTGAAGCAGCAAGCGGTGGTGGAGATGGAGATACAATTGAAGATATTAGACAAAACGCTTCAGCTAATTTTGCTACTCAATTACGTAACGTAACACAAGATGACTATTTAGTAAGAACATTATCAATGCCTGCTAAATATGGTGTTGTATCTAAAGCATATATAGAACCAACTAAAGCACAATCAATATCTGCTGGTCAATCTAATTCTATATTGGATTTATATGTTTTAACTTACGATTTAAACAACAGATTAACCACAGCATCACCCGCGTTAAAACAAAATATAACTACTTATTTATCACAATATAGAATGGTAAATGATGCTGTTAATATTAAAGATGGTTTTATAATTAACATTGGAGTTAATTTTGATATTATTGTGTTGCCTAATTTTAATAGTAACCAAGTATTATTTGATTGTATAACAGCATTAAAAGATTATTTTGCTATTAGTAAATGGCAAATTAATGAACCTATTATATTAAGAGATATCTATGTATTACTTGATAGAGTAGAGGGTGTACAAACAGTTAAAATAATAAACATAACTAATTTAACAGGAGAAAGTTTAGGATACTCACCTTACGCTTATGATATAACAGCAGCTACAGTAGGTAATGTAATTTATCCTTCATTAGATCCTTCTATATTTGAAGTAAAATATCCAAACCAAGACATTCAAGGTAGAGTAGTAAACTTATAAAATGGCAGTATATAAATTATTCCCAAGCAAAGACACAACATTATATTCATTGTTCCCTACAATGAACACAGGGCTAGATCCTATTATTGAGGCTACTCTGACAACTTTTGCATATTCAAATCCAAACCCTCAAACAAGTAGATTTTTAATTGCTTTTGATGATACTGAAATAGAATCTGTTATTTCTTCTTCAATAGGAATTAGTAGTTCTGCTCAATTATTAGATACTGGAAGCTGGAAAGTTACTTTAAATTGCTTTGTTGCTACTGTTACCGGTTTAGAAGTATCTCCGGTAGGTACATTATTAGAATGTTACCCTGTCTCAGGTGCTTGGAGTATGGGTACTGGCCAATACTTAGATGAACCTATTTCTACTGATGGTGCTAGTTGGATATGGCAAACATATTCTGGTTCACAAGCTTGGGCTACTTCTAATTTTGGTACTTGTGTTACTGGTTCTTATGATACTACTTATGCGCCAGCAGGTGGCGGTACTTGGTATACAGGATCTGTTATTCCTTCAAGACTAAACTCAGACATTTATCCTATAACAGCATCTCAAACCTTTAATTATAGACAAACTAAAGATGTTAATTTTGATGTTACTAATATAATTAGAGCATGGTATACAGGAGCTATTCCTAATAACACATTTGATGGATTTATAATTAAACAAAATCCTGAATTTGTTAATAATGAAAATTATCAACCTGAAATGAAATATTATTCGGTTGATACTAATACAATTTATCCTCCTCAATTGCAATTTAGTTGGAGAGATTATATTTGGAATACAGGTTCTTCTACACAAACAATCCTAAATGTTCTTCCAGCAACTATTACCGTAGCAAATAACCCAGGAACATTTTATCCTCAAAGTAAAAACAGATTTAGAATAAATGCTAGACCAGAATTCCCTATTCAATTATGGCAAACTAGTTCTGTTTATACTAATAATTACTATTTACCAACAGCATCTTATTGGGCTATAAAAGATTTATATACAAATGAGTATGTCGTTGATTATGATGATAGATTCACTCAAATCAATGCTGATGCTACTTCAAGTTATTTTGATGTATATATGAATGGTTTAGAACCTGAAAGATATTATACACTTTTAATTAAAACAACAATCAATGGTTCTACCATTGTATTTGATGATCAATATTCATTTAAAGTTATTAACGGATAATGGCAGAGCAAATTACTCCTTCTAAATTAATATATAATAAAAGCCAATATGAAAGGGTAATTGATACTTCTTTTACTCAATTAGTAGCTCAACCTACTGGTTCAACCCCAACCATTACTGTTCCTCAATTTTTTCAATATTATCAAGATTTATTTTTTGATATACCTAAGTTTGGAGATACAAACTCTCATGCTTACCTTATTAAAACGAGCCAAGAATACATTGGAAATGTAAGTTCTAATGATGACTTGATTCAAGCATTAGTAACTGAAACAAACCAATTAAGAGCAGAAAATTTAACCCTACAACAACAACTTTTATCAGGAAGTCTATAATAAATGGCAGAAATAGTTAACATAAAAAATATTGATCCAAATACTTTTGAATTTCAAGAATATTCCCCCCAAGATACTAATCTTATAAATTCTACAGGAGTTCAAACTACTTTTGATCCTAACACAGATAATGTTGAATATTTTATCTATGATTTAAACGGAAACATTTTATTTCAAAATGCTAATTATCCTGATTATGGGTTCAATAATGGTGTTATAATTTTAGACCCTGAAAAAGATTTAAGAGGCAGAGGTTACACTGAAGGTAATTATAATACCTCATATAATTTTGTTCAAACCAAATTAGGTTCAACATCAGTTGATACTTACTTTATATCTCAAATCAGCCCAGATAGAACTGAAATTAGATTAGATACAACAAGAATACCTAATGATGTTGTTGTTACTTCTTCAATAGATTTAACTCTTGAAATAGCTAATTCAACACAGGGTTATTATGATTTTTATTTAAATTTTAGTAACAATGATTTAGTAATTGCTAATAATGTTTTATTAGATAATTCTAATATTAATAATCCAACAGTATTAGTTAAATTATATGAACCACTTCCTCAACGATTTGGTTTACAATCTCAATGTTACGCTGTAGCAAAAGTAGTTGATTCTGTAGCTTATAATATTGAAATAATTGTTAGTTTTGATATTCAAGATGAGCAACTTTATCTTCAAGGCCCTAATCTCAATATAGCCCTTAAAGACCAAATCAATAACTCTACAGATTATGCTAATTTAAATTTACTAGCAACCTCTAGTACCCCTCAAGGCTCAGGCAGCTACCAATATCAATTAAATAATTTATTAGCACAAACAGGAGTAACAATTAATATTGATTACTCAGACTACGCTAATTTCATTCATTTTTCATCAGCACAAACTCGTTTAGAAAACTTTTATTATAAATTATCATTAATAGAAAATTATCAATCAAGTGCTAGTTTATCAAGTGGTACCACTACAAACTACTATGTTTCTTCAAGTAATGTTATTTGGCAATCTAAAATTAATGAAATTATAACAGGATTTGATGGGTATGAATATTATTTATATTATAACTCTGGCTCAACTTGTTGGCCTAAATCCAATTCAACCCCTCCTTATACAAATGTTTCAACAACCTCAGTAATAGGTGACGCTTGGATTATTAGCCAATCATTAGTAGCTGAACAATATGATTTACAAAACAAAGATGCTTTAATATACGCTATACCTTCTTATTTATTAGAAGACCCAGATAATGATTCTTATAGATTATTTGTGGAAATGGTAGGTCAGTTTTTTGATAATATCTACACTTATATTGAAGGCATCACTGAAAAATACAACGCGGATAACCGTGTAAATTATGGTGTATCTAAAGACTTAGTAGCTGACATTTTAAGAGATATGGGTATTAAAATATACCAAAACAATTTCTCTACAAATGATTTATACTCAGCACTCTTAGGTTTTACACCTTCAGGTAGCTTATATAACTTACCTTTTACAACCACAACACTACCTACTCCTTCAGGTTATGAATATATTAACACGTATGTAACAGCATCAGCCACAGGATCATTAATACCTACTTATGATATTAATGCTGAGATATATAAACGTATTTATAATAATTTACCTTATTTATTAAAGAAAAAAGGTACAGTAGAAGGTTTAAAAGCATTAATTACTCTTTATGGTATTCCTGATACTATATTGAATGTTAATGAATTTGGTGGTCAAGATAAAGATCAAAGTTCTATAGATTATTGGTTAGAACAATATAACTATGATTATTCATCTAATGGCGCAGCCAGTAGTTCAGTTTATATTCCATTTAAGAATTTAAATAGTAGTTTTGGAGCAGAATTTCCTAGATCTATTCAATTTAGATTTAAAACAGACGGTTTACCAACCTCTTCTATTCCTTATAGCCAATCACTTATAGCAAATAGTGCTAACGGATTAATAGTAGCCCTAGAGTATACTGGATCAGGATACGCCACTGGTTCTTATTCAGGATCAATTTATAATAATGATTATTTATATGCTACTTTAAAGTTTATATTTGCTTCTGAAACAGCAAGTATATATTTACCTTTCTTTGATGGTAATTGGTGGTCAGTAATGTTAAATGCTGATACTAATGGTGATACTACTTATACATTATATGCTGGAAGTAAAACAGAAGGATATTACGGTGGAATAAATTATGAAGCATCTTCTAGTTTTACAACAACAAATTTCTGGAATGTAGTTACAAATAGTAATTTAATTCTAGGATCAGGAAGTATTACTTTTGGTGGTAAAGTATATAAACCATTTAGCGGTTCTTATCAAGAATTTAGATACTACAGTGTACCTCTAAATACAGATGTATTTGAATCTTATATTGTAAATCCTTATTCAATTGAAGGAAATACCACAGTAAGTACTAAAGATACTTTAGCATTTAGATTACCTTTAGGAGGTGAATTATATACAGGATCTACTTCAGTTCATCCTGCTGTTACAGGTTCAACCCCAGTTACTCAATCATTTGCCCTTGCCCCTTATACAGCATCATTTAGTGGTACTCCTGTATTTGATAACAACACAGAAACATTCTATTTTAATCAACCTTCAGTAGGTATTAAAAATATTATTTCTAATAAGATAAGAAACCAATCAATTGTTTTACCTTATAGCAGTAGCCAATCTAATATCCCTGGTAATACTGTATTATCTCCTTATAGATCAATTCAACAAAACTCTTATTTAAGTAGTTCATTTACTCAAAATGTTGATTATGTTGAAGTAGCATTTTCTCCTCAAAACGTTATTAATAATGATATAGCAGAAGAATTAGGTTACTTTAATATTGGTGAATATATTGGTGATCCAAGATTAGTATCTTCATCTGCGGAATCATATCCTGCTTTAAATGCTTTAAGAGACTATTATTTCTCAAAATACACAGATAATTACAACATTTGGGATTATATAAGATTAATCAAGTACTTTGATAATTCTTTATTCAAAATGATTGCTGATTGGGTTCCTGCAAGAACAGATTTAGCATCAGGTATTGTAATTAAACAAACAATTTTAGAAAGAAACAAATATCCTGTCCCACAAGCAAACATTTCTACTTCATTAGCTAATGTAGGCAGCGGTTCAGTGAATGTTCCTTATCTACAAGAAAATATTTTATTTACTGGTTCAACTCTTGTAGAAACCACTACAGGCGGTGACGGTGGTACTTTACCTAATTTAGGTGGCCAAACCTCCTCAGTAATACTACCAGGTAATTATAACACAACAGTAACTCAAGTTTGGAATGGTAGTACTATGGGACCTTTAGGGCTTGTAGGATTTACAGATTCATACCAATATGAATTTTTTAATGGAGAAATTAGTGGATCTATTATAACAGCTACCACTCAAAGCCTAAACCCAGGTAATGTATTATTACGTAATCAAGCTTTTTATCCTACAATAGGCGATTATCAAAACTTAAATACTAGTACAGCTGGTACTGTTACTCTAAACACCGGAACAGGTATTTTACCTTTTAGTGTTTTAAATAGATCTATAAATTATTATAATATTTCTACTTACCAATATTCTCCTAATTATAATACAGTAGCAGATGTGTTTATTACTGTGTCATGTTCTTTTAATTTTGCTAATCCTGGAGATAATTTTAATATCTATTTAGTAGAAGAAACTAACGGTGATACTTTAAATTTAGGCAGTCTAACATCAGTTGTAGCTGATGGAATTTTAAATTTATCTGTTCCTAATATCACTGTAAAAAGTGGTTCTATATATTATATAAATTATGAGGTATACCAAGGTGGATTAGGTCTTCCTACCGTTGATTTAAATTCATCAACTAATTGGACATCAACAACAGTTAATCCTCAAGTTATAGGTTATCCTAATGACCCTAACATTTATCAACAATCTACCTTCCCAGGTAATCTAGAATTATATCCCGCATATAATGCTGTGTTAAACAATGTTTACAGTAATAGATTATCAGATAAATATTTTGATGTTGATTATTCTCAAAATAATATTTTACCTGTAAATCAAGGAGTAATCATATCACAATCAGCAGTACATGCTCAAGTACAAGATTCAAATTACACTTTAGCTCGTAGTATTAATCCACGTTATGTAGGATCTAAAAACACAAGTGCTAAATATAATATTTACACCTCAGCAAGTGTAAGTGCTTCATTAGTATTAGGTACAGCTAATTACTGGCCTGGAGATCAATCATATGGTAAAACAGCAGCTATTGATAAATTTGTTGATTATTTTGTATACTTTGATTGGATTGGAAGATCAAATCCTGAATATCCAGGAGGAGGAAACATACATTTAACTTATTTAATAGATATACAAGGTAACGCTTATCCTTTAACAGGAGATAATACATGGTTAGATACAGTATCTAATATATTTGTAAAAAACCAAACAGCAACTATTTTACCTTCTGTTTACTCTGCGGGTACTAATAATCCTGTAGTTAGTATTGTTGAAGGAGGAGCTATATACGATACTGTTATGTTTAGATCTGGCTCACAACCAAGCCAAATAGGCACAGTTTACATTTCAGCTAGCGTAGAAGATTCATTATCTGTATCTTATAATACTGCTAGCTTTGCCCAATCACCAAGCGTATTTTTAAAAGATAGCCAATCCCTTGGATGGTTATATCCTTTATTATCACCAACAGCAATAATTTCAGGAGATTCTTATACTTTACAAAGTATAGCATATAATGATTCTGATTCTCTAGGTATTATAAATAAATCAACTTTAACAGAATTCCAACCAGTTAATGGACAATCAGTTATAGTAGCCAATATATCAGACTCATATTTACCTGTTCAGATCTTTGATTATGTAAGATTTGGAACCTCCGCAAATAATAACATGAGTAATAGCTTTGTAGGTGATGCTTTATTTCAAATAACATCTATTAATATAGGAGCAGATTATAATTCTTCAAGTTCTTTAGGTGTTAGTATTATTTCTGGATCTGTTCCAACAAATCCACTAACTCAAAACTGGAGAATAATAAGAAGAGTACCTAAAGATAATTTTGTATTAGTAAAATATATTCCATCTTATAGAGATTCAGGACTATTAATACCAAGTAATTTTAACCCAAATTATGATCCTTATGTTTTAGCTAGAAAAGCAGGATTAATTGCATAAAAAACAAAAACTTAATATATTTATAATAAATCGTAAAAAAACATGGGATATTTAAATAATACCGTAGTAACAGTAGACGCTATTTTAACAACTAAAGGTCGTCAATTACTAGCTCAAAATGATGGTTCATTTCGTATTACACAATTTGCTTTAGCAGAGGATGAAATTGATTATACTTTGTATAACCCAACTCATCCTTCTGGTTCAGCATATTATGGTCAAGCGATCATTAATATGCCTTTACTTGAAGCGTTTCCAAATGAAACTCAAACTATGAAGTATAAGTTAACTACTTTACCTCGTGGCACAGCTAAATTACCTATTTTATCTATTCCTACAAACATTGTTTTAAAACAAGGTGCTGCACAAATTATTACACCTCAAACCCTAAACTATACAGGTGGTAATTTATCAGAACAATCAGGATACACATTTACAATTTCTGATGTTAGATTAACTTCTACGTTTGAAGGTGTAGGTATTAATACTCCACAAGCACAAGCTTTAAACACAGCTACTATAACTGCTGGTACAACAGTATCTAAAACAGTTATCGGTACTTCATTAAATTTAAGAGGTACTACAGTAAACGCTATTTTCCCAACCAACGCTACATCAGGTACAATATTACAAGCTACTTTACAAATCACAGGTAGAGATAGTGGTGCAACACAAACAATTCCATTCCAATTAGTAAAAGTATAATATATAGAATATGTCATTTAAAGCATTTCAACCAACCGATATCGTAGTAAGTAGTGATTCAATTACAGCTACCTTATGGTCTAATAATTCACCACAATTAACTACCTTCTTTACTTCTTCTACCCAAGCAGCAAGTTCAGCAGGTGCTTATTATTATAATGTTTACCAAACAAGCTCATTATTATCTGGTTCAGCGGTTCAATTTGCTATCGCTTATGGTAATGCTGCTGGTAGTGGTAGTTTAAATTATAATAATTTGGTTAATGGTAAATCACCAACCGCTACAATCTATGGTCAATACCAAGATTTAGTATTAGGTGATGAAAATACAGATTTTATATTTGGTGCTCTTACTTCGTCTGAATTTTATGCTATCTCATTTGAAAGAGCTAGATATAAAGAATCATTATTTTTAGGTTCATTATCATTAACCCTTTCAGGAAGTAGTAAAAATCTTACATTAACTGATAATAGTAATTATGTTTCATCTGTTCAATATACAAACGGTGGAACTAGAGTATTCCAGTTGATTTCAGGTTCATTAGGAGTAAAATACTCAGACGCAACTACAACATCTGATGGATATTCTTTAAACTCAGGTTCTTATGGTTGGTTATTACCTGATATTGGAGTTATTTTATTAAATCCTAAAGCATTATCTTCTCCATTAGCTGGTGGTGGTATGGCATTTAATTATAGTGGCTCAGCAACAGCATCAGTCGCTCCAAATGTTACTCCAATGACTTCATTATTTGCCGCAATTAGTGGTGGTGCAGTTGTAGGTGGAACTACCTTCTATATTAACTCACAAGAAACAATTACTTCAGATTATGTGTTTATAAGACCACAAAGTTCTGAATTTAACTATTCTGAAAATCCATCATTTATTTCAGGTTCAACTGGTGAAGTATTATATAGCCAATTTATTAATAATCCACAAACATATATTACAACAGTAGGTTTATATAACGATGCTAATGAATTATTAGCTGTAGCTAAATTATCAAGACCATTACAAAAAGACTTTACTTCAGAAGCATTAATTCGTGTTAAGTTAGATTTCTAAAATGAATGAGTGTATTCAAACAATTTTTAGCATCTGATATCATTGTATCTCCGCTTGAGGTAAATAAATCATTTACTTTTACTGGCGCTAATCAATTAACAGGTTCTAATGTTGGTATTGATAGATATTTAGGAGTTAATTTAGATAATACTTTATTCAATCCTAATACAGACCCCACAACAGGTCAAATTACTACTCAATATCAAAGATTGATATATGATTCTATTAAGGAACTATATTATTCTAATTACACTAATAACTCATCAAGTTATGGATCATCCTATGCAACTGCTAGTCTAATCCCAGGATCAGATACAGCAGGTGATGTTTTAGTAGGTCCTACTTCTTCAGCAGGTAAATATTTTAATTACCCACAAACTGATTTAACTTTTGCTAAATATTTTTCTACAGCCTCTAACGCCACTATAGGAGTTATATCAATACCTGTAGGAATATTTGGTACTTATATTCAGCCTAATTCATTTCTAATAACAGCTTCTAGTGGTTCTATAAATGATGATGGGCAAGGAAATTTAATAAACATAGGCACAGGGGAAATTTGTGGTAATATATTTTATCCTCATGGTATCGCTGTTATAACAAGTGATGGTAGCCCCAATGTAGGAGCTAGTTTATATGGATCAGCAGTTTATGGAACATCAGCTTACGGCGCTGGTTCAGATGCTTCTTATATACAAAACTTTATAACAGATTCTAATGTAACAGTTTCATTCTCTTCTTCACTTACAATTTATGAAACATAATACAAATGTACTTTAAGAGAAAATGAATTTAATGCTTCATTAAACCCAAGTTTACAATCAGGCTCAGATGGAGTTATTTATAGTTTCGCTACTAGTCCTGAATTTGGACCTTATATTACAACAGTAGGTTTATATGATCAATATCAAAACTTATTAGCTGTAGGAAAATTAGCACAACCTGTTCCTTCATCACCAACAACAGATACAACAATATTAATTAATATAGATAGATAATACATGAATAATTGGTTATATAAGCAAACAGTTATAAATTCAATAGAGGATATGCCTGCCGATACGTTCGGTTTTATATACGTTGTAAATCACGTACCTACGGGTAAATCTTATATTGGTAAAAAATCGCTTTATCACAATGTGAAAAAAGCTTTAACTAAAAAGGAACTAGCAGAACAAACAGGACCAGGAAGAAAACCAACTAAAAAAGTTGTACAAAAAGAATCTGACTGGAAAACCTATTACGGCTCTGCTAAACCAATTTTAGAATTCATAAAGGACGGTAAACAAGAGGAATTTACCCGTGAGATTTTAGAATTGGTTCCTAATAAAAAACTCCTTACTTACTATGAGTGTAAGTACTTATTTCAGTTAGGTGTTTTAGAACACCCTGAAAAATATTTTAACGATAATATCCTTGGAAAATTTTTCTCTAAGGATTTCTTATAATATTTATAACATATGAAACTATCTGATTTAAAACAACTAATTAAAGAAGAATTAGAACAAATTACTAAGGAAGAATACACTCCAGAAGATGAAATTGGTAAGTTCTTTGTAGTTAGAAAACCAGGAACTGAAGTTAATAAAGAAGAAATGGTTTATGAGGCTACTGTGTTTCATCCTATTGAAATGAAAGAAACACTAGGTGTTTATAAAAATAAAATAGACGCTAAACGTCACGCTGCTGAAGCATTAAAAAACTACGAAACACAACTTGAAGAAGTTAAAGCGGCGATGGAAGAATTTAGAAAATCTAAAGCTGATATTGAAGAAAAAAAAGAAGCAGCTAAAGCAAAAATTAATCAAATGAAATAATTTAAATTAAGCTTGGAAAACCAAGCTTTTTTTATTATATTTGAGAGTTATGCTTAATCAAATTTTAGTTTCATTAGTTAACTCTGTATTAGGATCAAGCAAACCAACATCAAAAGGTAACTACGCTTATCATTGTCCTTTTTGTAATCATCATAAGCCTAAATTAGAAATTAATTTCACAGACAATTCAAAAGGAGAAAATCCATGGCATTGTTGGGCCTGTGATCGTAAAGGTAAAAAAATAAGTCAAATATTTAAACACGTTAAAGCCTCACCTGAGGCAATGTCTGAATTAAGATCACTTGTTAAAACAGATACTATAGAAAAAGAAATAGTAACTGAAGAAAAAGTCTCATTACCTAAAGAATTTAAACCACTAACAAACCTACTTAAAACAGATATTGTAGGCAGACACGCTCTAGCATACTTAAAATCCAGAAACATAAACGAGGAAGATATTTTAAAATACAATATAGGTTATTGTGAAACAGGACGATACGCTAAAATGGTTATTATTCCCTCATATGATGCTAACGGTATTTTAAATTACTTTACAGGTAGATCATTTGAAAAGGAACCATCAGTTAAGTATAGAAACCCAACAGTATCTAGAGATATTATTCCCTTTGAATTATTTATTAATTGGGATTTGCCTTTTATACTATGTGAAGGACCATTTGATGC